AAATACTACCCCAGAAGTAGTTGAGAAAACTGAAACTAAAACAGTTGCTCAACCAAAACCAAAAAAACAATCACCTAAATTTGTTGACAAATCTTATAAGCTTACAAGAGAGGTTGCTCCTTTATCTTTAATCTTAGCATCAAGGCATACTAATAGATTTCCCTTATTGCATTTTGATGAAGAAACAGGAATCAACAGACCTTTAAGATATGCAAGAAATCAGAACAGTCCGTTTCAAGACGAACAAGATGACAATGCAATTTTAGAGCCTGTAATATTTGAAGATGGATTTTTGTTTGTTCCAAAAAACAATCAAATACTACAAAAGTTTTTACATTATCATCCTGGTAATGGAAGAATATTTACTGAAGTTAACAAAGCAAAAGAAGCTGCAGATATTGTAGAAGATTTAAATTTACAAGTAGATGCTCTTATAGAGGCTAGACAGCTTGATATTTCTCAAGTAGAAAACGTTGCTAGAGTTTTATTTCAACAAGACGTTAGCAAAGTAACAACTGCCGAGCTTAGACGTGATATACTAATATTTGCAAAACAAAACCCAGGTGGTTTTATGCAATTATTAACTGACCCAATGTTAAAGCTTAATGCCACCGTACAAGATTTTTTAGATAAAAACTTAATACAGTTAAGAAACAGTAAAAAGGAAGTGTGGTTTAATACACCATCTAATAAAAAGAAAATGTGTAATATACCATTCGGTGAAGACCCAATGTATATTATGACATCTTTTTTTCAAAGTGATGATGGTTTAGAGGTATTTAAACACTTAAAAGCATTAGCTAAAAATTCGTAACTTTATAGCTTGTTTAACCCATTAAAAACTTTTTATAAAATGGAAAAATTTATCAAAATTACAAACGCACCTATTACTAATACACTAATTAGTGTAAACGGAATAAAGTCAATAGGTACTGCAACTGCAACAGCTACAACTGTTGTTATAAAGTATGCAGATGGAACTGCAACTACAGTAACAACTGCAGCTCAAGTTGGGAGTGATGTTTATACAGCTATACTAAATGCTACTGAAGGTGCTCTAGTTACAAGCTGGACAAACCCAATGTTTTCTTTAGAATTACCTAAAGCTGTAACAAGTATTGTAAATGCTTAACTAGTTTAAGTATCTTACTAAATAAAGAAGAAGCGCCCAAATCAGGGTGCTTTTTTATTTTGTGTATCTTTGTGTAAAGATTTTCAAATGATAAATTCAGTAAGAAATACCGTGCTTGCTATTATTAACAAAAATAACTATGGGTATGTATCGCCAGGTGATTTTAATTTGTTTGCCAAACAAGCTCAGTTAGATATTTTTGACGAATATTTTATAAGATACAATCAGCAAATCAATGAAGAAAATGCAAGAATTTCAGGAACAGGATATGCTGATATTAAAAAAGGATATGAGGAAGTTATAGACATTTTTTCAGTGACTTCTTTTTTAACTCAAAAAACTCAAAACGTTTTTCTTTTACCATCAGCTGCAACTACAGGTTCCGATTATTATTTACTTAATAAAGTTCTCTGTTTTTCTGGTGGAGTTTTAAAAGGTGAAGCAGAAAAAGTTCCTCATAGTAAAATTACTATGTTAAATAGTTCTCTGTTAACTTCTCCTTCGACAACATTTCCTGCTTACACACAAGAAGCTAATGAAATAAGTATATTCCCTAATACTTTTAATGGACTGAATGATGTACAATCCCAATACATACGATATCCTAAAGACCCTAAATGGACTTATGTTACATTATATGGAGGAGAACCATTGTTCGACCAAACTCAAAATGACTATCAAGATTTTGAATTGCCTATTGATGATTCAAATAATTTGGTAGCTAAAATATTGCAATATGCTGGTATATCAATAAGAGAAGCTGATGTGTTTCAGTTTGGACAAGTAGAAGACCAACAACAAAATCAAACTAATCTATAATTATGGCATATATAAATCAAAAAAAATATTACACTAATGATGGTACAAATCCAGAGGATGCTAATTGGGGCTCATATCAATATGTAAGCTTGGAAGATGTTGTAAAAAACTTTCAGTTAATATATGATGGAAATCATTCATTAGTAAACAATGAAAATAGATATAAAATATTATTTCATGCTAAAAGAGCTATTCAAGAATTAAACTATGATGCCTTCAAAGAAATTAAGGCTTTAGAATTAAAAGTATATGATGATTTAAAGTTTGTACTTCCTCCTGATTATGTAAACTGGGTAAAGCTTTATTTGTTTGAAGGTAATACTTTGAGAGAATTAACTGAAAATGTACAAGTTCAATCTGCAGTTTCTTTTATACAATCCGGTACTGCTTTGTTTACTTATGATGGAGATAACAATGCAACAGAAGTTGATTCTACTCTTGACACCTCAAGAACAAGTGGAAAATTAAATAGTATTTATTTAAATCAAAACAATGAAGCAGATGCTAATGGTAATTGTATAGATTGTGATGACGACATATACAATTCTCGTATCGGAGCACGATATGGTTTAAACACTGAAACAGCTAATATAAACCCTACGTTTACTATAGATAAAAAAGCTGGTGTTATTAATTTTGATTCAACCATGGCTAACAAACAATGTGTTTTACAATACATATCTGATGGAATGGAAAATGGAGATGATTCTAAAATGAGTGTAAATAAATTATTTGAAGATTATATATATGCTTACGTACAGTATGCTATTTTAAACAGTAAATTTGGAGTCCAGGAGTATATTGTTAATAGAGCTAGAAAAAACAAGCAAGCTTTATTGAGAAATGCAAAAATCAGATTAAGTAACATTCACCCTAGTAGATTGCTTATGAACATGAGAGGTGAAGATAAGTGGATAAAATAAAATGGCAAACATTCAAAGAAATTTTATAAGTGGGCGAATGAATAAAAGCCTTGACGAAAGGCTTATACCTAACGGCGAGTACGTTGATGCTTTGAATGTAAGGCTTGGCTCTACAGAAGAATCAGAAATTGGTGCTGTTGAAAACTCTAAAGGTAATACCCCTTTAACCACTCTACAATATGTTGATGGAACTCCATTAAGTTCTCAGGCTAGATGTATAGGAGCATTTGAAGATGGAGCTAATTTAGTTATATATTGGTTTGTTCATGACCCTGCTTTTACGCAAGGAGCTACTGGTAAACTAGATTTAATTGTTTCTTTTGATGTAGAAACTGGAGAGTTGATTTATCACGTTATTAGTATTGATAACGGAAATGGAATTGACACTACTTTAAATTTCAATCCAAACTTTCTTATTACAGGTGTTAATAAAATTGATAATTTATTATTTTTTACAGATAACACAAACCCTCCAAGAGTAATCAACATTAATAAAAATTATGGAGACCCTAGGCCAGGAGTCTTAACTGATGATTTTAATCAAGATGATATACTTGTAATTAAAAAACCTCCAACAAGCGCACCAACAATACAACCTTTTAATGTTACAGGAATAACAGATGCTTATTTAGAAGATAAGTTTGTGTGTTTTGGATATAGATATAAATACGAAAACAATGAGTTCTCTGCTATATCTCAGTTTTCAGAACCTTCTTTTACTCCAGGTCAATTTGATTTTAGTTCTAACAGTTATTTAAATGAGGGAATGGTAAATATTACTAATGCTTGTAATATTACATTTGATACTGGGAACTCAAAAGTTACAGATGTACAGGTAGTATTTAAAGAAGCCAACTCTGACACTATTAAAATTGTAGAAACATTTAATAAAAAAGAATATGGTTGGTTAAACAATTCACCTAGAACAATAGCTTTTACAAATAGAAAAATATTTTCTGTTTTACCCGACTCCGAAATATTTAGAACTTTTGATAATGTACCTCAGGTTGCTAAAGCGCAAACGTTAATGGGTAACAGACTAGTGTATGGTAATTATGTTGAAGGTTATGATTTCAAAACTGCGGCTGGGTCGAAAGTTAATTTTGAATTTACAGCCACTACAAAATCAGAAGACATAAATTATACAACTGTTCCTGATAACGCAACACTTGGACAAACCTATACTATAGACTTTACACCTGCTACAGGTCACACTCAAAATGTTGATGACAGTGAAATAAGTATTGATTTTTCTTCTTTAGAAGCAAGGGTAAGCCCAATTACAGGAGCTCAAATTCCTAGTCAACTTGTAGCTGGAACGACAATAACTTTTACTTTTGGTATTGCTTATGGTGGTGACCACCCATCAACAGGAACGCCTGTGCCTGTGCCTCCAACAGAAATTTTCTTTTTGACGTGGAGCTATACTTTAATTAAAAGCTATTGTTCTAGGTGAATTGTTTAACCAACCATATTCTTTTTTATTAAATGTTTCTACAATTTTAATAGTGTCAGAGTTGGCTT